ATCAAGGTGCAACTCGCATCGCACGGTGTTGGCCGCGTGACTGAGCTTGAAGGTGACAAGCTGACAGCGTTTGCCGCTTGGGTGGATGCGCAATGATCCACTCAAACCTTGGTGCATCCAACGCGCACAGGTGGCTTTACTGTGCAGGCAGTGTTGAGGCTGAAAGGCCTATCGCTAACACGTCAAGCAAATTTGCGCAGGAAGGCACAACCGCGCACGATCTGGGCGAACTGACTTTGACAACAACCGATGCGGCGCTGGACCTGTTTGACAATCAAGAAATGGCGGGGTTCGTGCGTATTTATACTGACTACGTTCGCGCCCTGTCTGTTGATGCTGATCTTGTTATGATTGAAGAACGTGTCGATTATAGCGATTGGGTTGACGGGGGCTTTGGCACTGCCGACGCGGTTATCTTGCGCGGCGACACCTTGCACGTTGTTGATTTAAAATATGGCATGGGCGTCCAAGTCTATGCCAAAGACAACCCGCAGGGGATGCTGTACGCGCTAGGGTCATACGCTGCTGTGGGCCATATTGCCGACGTCAAGCACATCAACATTAGCATTGTGCAACCGCGCCTAGATCATATTGACGAATGGTCAGTCAGCGTTCCCGACCTATTGCGCTGGGCTGAATGGGTAACGCAGCGGGCCGAAGCGACGAAAGAGAAAAACGCGCCACGGGTTGCAGGTGAAAAGCAATGTCGGTTCTGTCGCGCAAAGCACAATTGCAAAACGCTGTTTAAAACAACGCAAGACATTCTACTCACTGACTTTGATAATCTCGACGAACTGCCGAACCCCGACACGTTGTCAGACGCCCAAATAGGGGCTGCGCTTGCAGCCAAGTCGCTTATTGAGGGATGGTTGGGCGCTGTTGCAACGCACGTCACGCAGCGCCTAGAAAACGGCGAAGGGTTTGACGGCTTCAAGCTGGTCGCTGGCAGGTCATCGCGCCGCTGGTCTGATGATGAAACCGCCCGGACACAATTGACTGGTCTTGTTGGCGACAAGGCAACGGTGACAAAAGTAATCACGCCGCCGGAGGCTGAAAAGGTTTTGGGCGCAAAGCGCAAAGGCGAAATAGCTGATCTGATCGTCAAGTCAGACGGCAGGCCGACACTTGCCCCCGAAAGCGACAAGCGCGCAGCATTAAATGTATCAATACACGATTTTGATGTTGCAACGTAACGAAAGACAATGATAAGAAACAAGAGCGCACTTTAGCGCAATACAACAAAACCTTGAAAGGTCATAAAATGACAAAGATCAAACTAAATAACGTACGCCTATCTTTCCCGTCACTTTTCCGCAAAGCTGTTTTTGGCGGTGATGAAACGAAATATGAAGCGACGTTCCTCATGGGCAAAGAGGAACACGCCGCCGTCATTGCTGAAATTGAAGCGGGTATGGCTGCCGTTAGCAAAGAAAAGCACAAAGGTAAGCTGCCGCCAGCCGACAAGCTGTGCCTGAAAGACGGCGACACAATCGACTACGACGGCTATGCTGGCAATATGTCGATTAAGGCATCATCACCCAAGCGCCCGATGGTTATCGGCACGGATCGCGCCCCACTGACCGAGGACGACGGCAAGCCCTACGCTGGATGCTACGTCAACGCCATCATTGAACTTTGGGGTCAAGATAATCAATACGGCAAGCGCGTAAACGCGAACGTCTTGGCGGTCCAGTTTGCCAAAGACGGTGAGCCGTTTGGCGATGGCGTCAGCGCATCAATCGACGACTTTGATGATGTTGAGCCTGTGGCCGATATGGACGACTTCATGTAAACTAATTGGGCGGCGCTTCGGTGCCGCCCTTTCTCTAATATAGGTGGGCCACTCCCATGCTGATTTTTGATATTGAAATTTACAAAAACTACTTTCTGGCCAGCTTTATGAATGGCGAGGGGAAGGTTGCGCACTGCGAAATGCGCAATGACGACAAGCTAGATGTTGTGAAGCTGTCGCGCCTCATGCGTGACAACGTGACATTGGGTTTCAATTCAAATTCGTTTGATGTTTACCTTGTCGCCGCCGCGTTGCAGAACAGATCATGTGCCGAGCTAAAACGTCTGAGCAATGAGATAATCAAATCGCGCCTGCCAAGCTGGAAAGTTGCAAATGTGCAAATTCCGAGGCAGTGGGACACGATCGACATCATTGACGTACTGCCCGGCCAAGCATCGCTAAAGGTCTATGGCGCACGGATCAATCAACCAAAGCTACAGGACTTACCCTATCCGCACGACGCCGAATTGACCGAGGCGCAGATGGACGCGGTGCGCGATTACTGCGTAAACGATTTGCGCGTGACGGCTGCGCTTGCCAAAACGCTAACCGCCCAGCTTGCCCTGCGCGTTGAAATGGGTGCTGATTATGGTGTGGATTTGCGCAGTAAGTCAGACGCGCAGATAGCCGAAGCGGTTTTGAAGTCAAAGATCGAAAGCATTAGCGACAAAACACTGTCACCCTTGAAGCTGAAAGACGACGCAACGGTGCGCTATCACGATCCGCAAATTGTTTCGTTTATTGATCCAGCAATTCAATCAATATTTGAGCGCATTTGTAAACATGATTTTGAATTGTCAGGCAATGGGTCGGTCCTTATGCCGACGTGGCTTGCAGATACGCGCATCAAGATTGGTAAGGGGTCTTATCAGATGGGCATTGGTGGACTGCATAGCACTGAAAAGGCGCAAAGCGTTAGGGCCGGTGACGGCTATTTTCTGTGCGATTTTGACGTTGCGTCATACTATCCTAATATCATTTTGCAGCAGGCAATTGCGCCCGTAAATATGGGCAAAGATTTCTTGACAGTGTACCAAAGCATTGTGGACCAGCGGCTTGTTGCAAAGCGGTCAGGCGATAAGTCAACAGCCGACACGCTCAAAATTGTTGTCAACGGATCGTTTGGAAAACTGGGTTCAAAATATTCGATCTTGTACGCGCCAAACCTTTTGATCCAAACCACAATAACGGGCCAGCTTTGCCTGTTGATGCTGATTGAAGCGTATGAGGCGGCAGGCGCAACGGTTGTCAGCGCCAACACAGATGGCGTTGTTGTACTGGCCCCAAAGGCGCTTGAGGGCGCAATAGAGCAAGCCAATTGGGATTGGATGCTTCGCACGTCATACGAGCTTGAGCGCACTGACTATGCCGCGCTGCATAGCCGCGACGTGAACAACTATATTGCAATCAAGCTGGACGGATCGACCAAAGGCAAAGGTGTTTTTGGCGGCCAAGCGATTAGCAAGAACCCAGACTTTCCGATTGTGTCCGAGGCAATTGCCGCGCACCTTTCAGGTAAAGCTGATTTTCGTGACGTGATCCGCCAATGCGACGACGTGACGAAATTCGTCACTGTGCGCAAGGTGACGGGCGGCGCTGAATGGCGCGGCGAACCATTGGGCAAAGCCGTGCGCTTTTACTATTCAACTGAAACTGAGCAGGGCGAGGCAATAACGTATTTTAAGAACGGGAATAAAGTGCCGAAGTCGGACGGCGCGAGGCCGTTGATGGACCTACCCGCCACGCTGCCCAGCGATATTGATTTAGAGCGTTATGTGGGCATGGCAATGATTGCAATGAAAGGTATGGGTGTTTCGATATGAATGGTAAAGAAGTCAGACCCATAACCCGACAAGATTGCAGGCCATTTATTATTGGTATTCATTACGCAAAGCGGTTTCCAAGTGTTTCTTTTGCGTTTGGATTATTTGACAACGATTATCTAATAGGGGTGGTGACATTTGGAACCCCTGCAAGTGCTACATTGCGGCGCGGCCTATGCGGTCAGGATTATGTGGGGAATGTGCTTGAACTAAATAGAGTGTGCTTAAAGTATAACCGGAAAAATGAAGCGTCTTTCTTGGTATCGCGGGCATTAAAAATGCTGGGAGGTGACAGAATAATCGTTTCATTTTCCGACACAAACCAAGGCCATTTGGGTATCATTTATCAAGCGTGCAACTTTATATATTGTGGGTTGTCAGCGAAAAGAACTGATTGGAAACTAAAGGGTAAAGAGCATTTGCACGGCCAGACGGTAGCCGACGAGTTTAGAGGCGTCAAAAACCGTGCGCAAGCGATGCGAGACAAATATGGCGACGATTTCTACCTTGAGCCGAGATCAAGAAAACACCGATATGTCACAATCAGGGGTTCGCGTGGGTTTGTTACCAAGGCAAAGGCGTCTCTGAAATACAAAGTGCATCCATACCCAAAGGAAATTGCGAATGCTTGAAAAAGACATTGAAAACGCGCTTGTGCGCCGCGTCAAATCACTTGGGGGGACTTGCGAGAAATTCACATCACAGGGCCGCCGCTCTGTCCCTGATCGACTGGTAACAATGCCCAGCGGAACAATCATTTTTGTTGAGCTAAAAGCGCTGGGCAAAAAGCCAACAGAATTGCAAGCCCGTGACCATGAAAGACGCCGCGCAATGGGCTGCGATGTGCGCGTTATCGACAACAAAGGTGAAGCCAATGC